CTTCCAAATCAAGTTTTAGATGATGGTCAAATACAGACAGTAGTTGGATATGTGCTTAAAAAAGGCCCTTTAGCATATCAAGATGAGGATAAATTTCCTGAAGGTTCTTGGTGTGAGGAAAAAGATTGGGTGATTTTTGCAAGGTACGCAGGATCTCGATTTAAAATAGATGGCGGAGAAGTAAGAATCTTAAACGATGATGAAATCCTAGCGACTATTTTAGATCCAGAAGATATTGTTAGTTTATGAGGTTGTTATGAACGAAGAAAACGAAAATTTAGAATTGGATTTAAGTGACGCAGAAGAAACTGAAGTCACTATTGAACAAGAAACAGATGCGGTAGAAAGTGTTGCACAAGACTCAGATTCAGATTCAGATGATTACAAAGAACACGAAACCGGCGTACAAAAAAGAATTGATAAACTTACAAGAAAAATGCGTGAGGCAGAAAGACGCGAACAAGCTGCGATTGAATATGCCCGAAACGTTCAAAATGAATCTAATCAATTAAAAGCACAAGTTCAAAACCTGGATGCCGGGTATTTGAATGAATATGGTGCTCGGGTAACAAAAGAACAGGAATCTGCAGAACAAGAACTTCGTCGAGCCGTAGATGTAGGTGATTCTGAGGCTGTTGTAAATGCCCAAAGAGCCTTAATGGAAATTGCTATACAAAATGATCGATATCAAACTGCGTTAGCAAGAAAAAAAGAACAAGAGCAATATGCCCAACAGTACGCCCAACAACAAGCGCAGCCGCAGCAGCCGCAGCAGCCGCAGCAGCCGCAGCAGCCGGACCCTAAAGCCACAGAGTGGGCAGAAAAAAATACCTGGTTTGGCAAAGATGATGCAATGACATTTGCTACTTTAGGTCTGCATCGAACTCTTGTAGAAAAAGAAGGGTTTGACCCACAATCAGATGATTACTACAATGAAATGGATAACAGGATACGAATTGCGTTTCCTCACAAGTTTACCGAGCCCGGCAAAAAACCAGCCCAGACTGTTGTCGGAGTATCTCGCACACCAGGATCTGGGCGCACAAGTAAGGTCCGACTCTCCCGGTCCCAGGTTGCAATAGCCAAAAAATTAGGAGTGCCGCTGGAAGAATACGCAAAATACGTTAAGGAGTAAGTTATGACCGAGCAGAAAAAAATGAGCGGTCAGAACCGCACCTCACGCAATAACCAGACCCGAGAAAAAACGGCTACTCGTCGTCCTTGGGCACCACCATCCGTATTGGATGCTCCCGAAGCACCGGAGGGATTTAAACATCGGTGGATTCGTGCAGAAGCACGCGGGTTTGATGATACTAAAAATATCTCAGCCCGAATGAGAGAAGGATGGGAATTGGTCCGTAAAGACGAATACCCCGATTTTGAAAGCCCTGTTATAGACAGTGGCAAATATGAGGGTGTGTTTGGAGTTGGTGGACTTCTCCTTGCGCGAATACCCGTAGAAACTGTGTCAGAACGTAATGAATATTACGCGAATCAATCGAAAGACCAAATGGACGCTGTAGATATGGATATGATGCGCGAAAATTCTCACTCAACGATGAGGATAACTAATCCTGATCGACAATCGCGTGTAACTTTCGGCGGCACCAAAAAAGGTTAGCCGCTGTTACTAGGAAACATAGGAGTAAATTATGGCTAATAACCTTACAGGTGGCTTTGGTTTGCGTCCAATTGGTAAAACTGGCGGAAACGTAAATAATAACGCGACCACTCAATATGAGATTGCCAGCAACTATACAACTCAAATATTTAATGGTGGAATTGTTGTTCCTGCGTCAACAGGAACAATTATTATTTCCGATCAAGCTATAGCTCCTTTAGGGGTGTTAGGCGGAGTTGAATATGTTGATTCTACTACCAAAAAGACGACTTTCTTAAACTATTGGCCGGGTTCAAACAACGTAAGCGTGGACACTAATTTTCCAGTAAAAGCGTTTGTGTACGATGATCCAATGCAACTATATGTAGTTGCGGCTGATGGAACAAATACTGATCGTGCTACTGCTTTAGCAGATGTATTTTCTAATTGTGATATGGCTAGCGTTAATAACGGCAGCACAGACACAGGAAAATCAACTGATCTGTTAGATATCAGCACCGCAGCAACAACAAATACACTTGATGTGCGAATTGTTGGGCTGTTTGAGGATGAGGCTAACGAAGATTTTTCTGCGTTAGGACATCAGTACATTGTTCGTCTCAACGGTCACTTCAACACTGGAATGCAAGCTGCCGTTGGTACGTTTGCTACAACTGGTATTTAAGGGGGATATATCATGGCTATTTCTCGCGCACAATTAGCGAAAGAATTGGAGCCTGGTCTCAATGCCCTCTTTGGGCTTGAGTATGACCGGTACGATAACGAGCACGCAGAAATATTTGATACAGAAACTTCAGATCGAGCATTTGAAGAAGAAGTTATGCTGGCTGGTTTTGGTACTGCTCCAGTAAAACAGGAAGGCGGAACAGTTTCGTTTGATGATGCACAGGAAACATTTACTGCGCGTTATACGCACGAAACAATTGCTTTGGCGTTTTCAATCACAGAGGAAGCTGTTGAGGACAATCTTTACGATCGTTTAGCTTCTCGATACACAAAAGCATTGGCTCGTTCGATGTCGCAAACAAAGCAAATTAAAGCTGCGTCAATACTAAATAATGCGTTTAGTACATCTTCACCAATTGGTGATGGTGCAGCCCTTTGTTCTTCATCACATCCATCGTTGAACGGTAACCTGCGAAACCTTTTGTCGGTTGCTTCAGATCTAAATGAAACATCGTTAGAACAAATGATGATTGATATTGCCGGTCTGACAGATGAGCGTGGTCTGAAGATTGCGGTTCGAGGCATGAAACTGATTATCCCTAAAGAACTACAATTTATTGCAGAGCGAGTAATTAACTCAAATCTGCGAGTAGGAACTTCGGATAATGATTTAAATGCTATGAAGTCAATGGGTATGCTTCCCGAGGGAGCGGTTGTAAATCACTTTTTAACTGATCCAGATGCATTTTTCATTAAGACAGATGCACCAAACGGATTCAAGATGTTCCAACGTGCTGCTATAAAAACAGCAATGGAAGGTGATTTTGATACCGGCAACATGCGATTTAAAGCTCGTGAACGTTATTCGTTCGGAGTTTCAGATTGGCGTGCTGTGTTTGGTACACCGGGTGCTGCTTAAAGATTAGGGGCCTTTTGGCCCCTTTCTTCTGACGGTTTAAAAACCGACACTAGCCAAGACAGGAGATTGATATGGCTAATTCTACATTCAGCGGTCCAGTCCGCTCAAAAGGTGGTTTCACCTCAATAAGTGAAAACTCTTCAACAGGTGCGATCAGCACTTTATCTAGTATCAGTGCTACTGGAGTTGCTTCATTTGATGCTAATACTCTAGCAACAGGAGCTGGCACAGGTATCACTACAGGTTCAGGGACTATCTATCGTAGTTCAGTGCAACGAGTTGGTGGGATTATCACTACTCGCATTCTGATTGATCTGACAGGTCTGCGTTCAACAGGTTCTGGTGACATTATTGGTGTGAATGGCACATCTTTGGTCTGTCATATTGGTCAAATTACCGCAGCACAAAATGGAACTATTTTGACCGGAAGTATGGAGTGTTTTGAGGCTCCTACCGGTGGTGATCCAGACATTAACGTGCACTCTGCTACAGAGGGTACGGGTGTTGAGGATGGCGCAATTGCTGACTTGACAGAACGTTTGTTGGTCGACGCTGGCGATGCGACACTAGGTAGTAAAGTGTATTTCACAGCAGTTCCGGCGGCAGATGAATTTTTGTATCTGACAACAGGTGCTGCAACTGATAACGATTACACTGCAGGCAAACTTTTCATTGAAATGATGGGTTATGCATAATTGTAAGGAGCTTTAAATGGCTGGTTCAGATGTTAAAGCAAAACTTATAAGCGATGAAAACGCCTCAGACGATGATCGTTTAGTTACGGCTGCTCGTCCTAATACGACAGCGACTTTAGCCAACACCACTTTCGCAGGAGGTGGAGCTAGAAACGTGATTGTGACTACGACAGGTACGGGAGACAACGGGAAAACTACGACCATTACGGGGACTGATGTTTTTGGTAATACTTTGACCGAAACCATCACCTCTACTGGTAGTGCCGAAGCGGTTGCTGGCACAAAACTTTTCCTAACCGTTACGTCTGTGGTTTGTTCTGCACAATACGCGGCAGACATTAAAGTTGGGTCGGGTACTTTGTGCGCGGAGGCAGTGAATAGTTCTGCTCGATTGCGTCTCAAAGGGATGTCGATTGTCTCGGGTGGGAGCGCAGGAACCGTTGAATTTATCAATGGTACCCCAGAAGACGGAACGGTGCTGTTCAAATCACGGACAATAGGCACAGACAACACCACCACTGATAGAACTATTCCTGAAGAGGGGGTTTTGTTTGATAGTGGTATGTCAGTCAAGTATACCGTTGGCACTATTGACATGATGACGTTTTTCCACGCTTAAAATGGCTAAATCAAAAGGCAAAATGCCTGCCCGAAATAAGAAAAATTTTCGGCCAACAAGCAAAGGTGCAGGCATGACTGCTGCGGGGGTTGCTGCGTATCGTCGTAAAAACCCCGGCAGTAAGTTGCAAACAGCCGTCACCAAAAAGAAAAACTTAACAGAAAAAGAAAAAGCACGACGTAAATCGTTTTGTGCCCGTTCTGCTGGTCAAATGAAAAAATTTCCAAAAGCAGCAAAGAATCCTAACAGTAGATTGCGTCAAGCCAGAAAAAGATGGAGATGTTGACGTGAAAGCGGAGGATGTTTTAAAAAAATTAGAGCAGCATGAAGCAGAATGTACTTTACGTTATCGAAGAATAGAAGAGCGTCTTGATGATCACAAAGCCGGACTTCAACGATTAGATATGCGTTTATGGGGATTAGCTGGTTTAATTGTAGCGGTGGCTATAGCAGAACATTTATTAACATGACGATAAGCAGAGGAAGTATATCTAAACAGGTTTCAAAGCCACCTCAAAAAAAGAAGTGGAGCGCGAAACGTAAAAAAAAGATTGATTGTTCTAATCCAAAAGGATTTTCTCAAAAAGCTCATTGTGCAGGGAGAAAAAAACGTGGCAAGTCGAGTTAGATTAGGCACTGTTGTTAAGATGAAAAATGGCGGTGCGGTTAAAAAGAAAACAAAAAGTGGCGGTAAGATTTGTCCGGAGGGTAAAGCCTGGGCAAAGAGAACTTTTGATACCTACCCTAGTGCCTACGCAAACCTTGCCGCATCAAAATACTGTAAAGACCCCAACTATGCTAAAAAAGCTAAAGGCGGCAAGAGAAAGGGAAGATGATGCGAACTCCGGTTAAAAAAAAGATTAGTAAAGTAGCAGGGGCTTTAAACAAGGCTTCAAAAAAACATGCGGCACAAGCAAAAGTGTTAAAGGGTTTGGTTAATGGCAAAAAGAGAACCAGCAAAAGGAACCGGTAAAAAACCAAAAGGGTCCGGTCGTCGTTTGTATACAGATGAAAATCCGAAAGATACGGTTCCAATTGCTTTTGCTACAGTAAAAGATGCCAGAGACACCGTGCGTAGAGTTAAAAAAGTTGATAAACCGTATGCCAGAAAGATCCAAATTTTAACCGTTTTGGAACAAAGAGCTAAAGTTGCTGGTAAAAGGGAACAAGCAAGAATAGCTAAACAAGGCAAAGAGGCTATAAGAAAACAACATGGCAAGGCTTAGATATGACAGATTTTATTACAACCCGTTGCCAGATGAAGTCACTCTTGATAACAGCGATATAGACGGTATAGGCGTTTTTGCTACACAGGACATAGAAGAGGCAATCGATCTTGGAAGCACACATATTAAAGTGCCCATGATTGCTGGGTACATAAGAACTCCACTGGGTGGTTTCATAAATCATTCAGAGGAGCCCAATTGTTATTTAGCGTTGTCTCAAGATTGGGACGATTACAGAGTGTATAATTTAATTACGCTTTCTGAAATTAAAGAAGGCGAGGAGCTAACGCTCGATTACGATATGTAATTGGAGAAGTTATGGGACAGCTTAAAGAATGGCTAAAACAAGATTGGGTTCGTATCGGTAAAGATGGATCTATAAAAGGTCCTTGCGGAACATCTAAAAATAAGAAAAATCCAGATCGCTGTTTACCAAGATCAAAAGCTAATAGTTTGAGTAAGTCTGAGAGAGCCGCTACTGCTAGAAAGAAAAAAAGAGAAGGGGCTAAAGGCAAAACAGTTGTTGCAAATACGAAACAAGCTAAAGTTCGTACTGCTGCAAAAGGTGGTGAAATTCGTAAGAATCACCGGGGGTGTGGCGCGGTTATGTCTGGTCGTCGTAAAAAAACGTTATATGTCAAACCGCGTTCTTAAATAGGAGGATTAAATATGAGTAGAGTCAATTTAGGTGCTGCAGGTTTTAATAGACCGGCTAAGAAAAAAGCTAAAGACATGACTATAGAACTGCCTAGCCAAATGTTACTTAGTGGCATTGGAGCAGGAATCGGTGCTATGGGTAGAGCTAAGAAAAAAGCTAAAGGCATGGCTATGGGTGGAGCTATGAAAAAAGCTAAAGGCATGGCTAAAGGCGGAGCTATGAAAAAAGCTAAAGGTGGAGCAATCCGTCGCGGCGACGACAAAATGGTCGCTAAAATGAAAGGCGGTGGTGCTGCAATGCCCATGAAGATGGTTGGCGGTAAAAAAGTCCCTGCGTTTGCTGCAGACGGAAAAGGAGCTAACGATCTTATGAAGAAAGCCAAAGGTGGTAAAGTCATGAAGAAAGCCAAAGGCGGAACTGTCCGTAAAATGATGGGTGGTGGCATGGCTATGAAAAAAGCTAAAGGTATGAAGCGCGGCGGCAAAGTTCGCTAGATGGCAAATTTAATAAGCAACATCCCGTATTTTAAATGCTGGGTGCGGAAGGAGTTTACCTGTAATCATGACCGATATCATGGAGAGTTTCTTCATGCGTTAGCTATTGCAGTAAACACCATTCCCGATAGATCGTTAAGTTTTCAGGTCGTTTTTACTGGTATAACAGACTCTGATGAGGAAGACGAAATTAATGTTCACGGCGGAGCCATGTGGGCTCGAATGCCTATTCAAGCATTAGTTGCTGATATTGAGCTTGAAGAGTGGCCGGAACGTATGGAAGATCATTTATGTCAGCCTTGGGACTGCGAGTCTCGTGAACATGAAGTCGTTGTTTTCGATCGAGTTAGTTCAAGCCCCTGGATTGCAAAGGTTAATCACGAATTTTATGAAGCGCGGTATATGATGAGTATAGACTACACCGGAAATGCAATTGCAGATTCTCCAGATCAGCACAAACAGAGTCATCTTTTGTATCTGACAGAAGGCCCCTGGTCCGGAAACATTATCGCCCTGCCGAATAATCGTGCAAGAGCAACGTCCCCTGCTTTGTGGAATACCGGAGAAGGGCCACCAGATTTTCGTCCTAGTCAGTATATTCATTCTGCTGAAGGACATAGTTCATATACTGATCCTAATATTACATTTGATAATCTATACTCTCCGGGTGTGGAGGAATAATTATGGCTACTTCTGGATCACAAGATTTTGAACTAGATGTCGCAGACATTATAGAAGAGGCGTATGAGCGATGTGGTTTAGAGTTACGCACGGGATATGATGCTAAAACAGCAAGAAGATCTTTAAACATCATGTTTTCGGAATGGGCTAACCGTGGAGTTAATCTTTGGACTGTTAAGCAAGCCACGTTTACGTTAACAAGCGGAACCGCTACATATACATCTTCTAACGGTTTAGCTTCTCCTATCAATGACATACTTGAAATGGTTGTTAGTCGATCGGGCACAGACTTTCAAATAAATCGTATGAGTCGAGGAGAATATTTAAACATTCCCAACAAGACTACTACAGGTCGTCCTTCTCAATTTTATTTCAACAGACAACTAAGTCCTGAAATTATTCTTTGGCCTACACCTGAAAATAGCACAGACCAATTAGTCTACTATTATGTAACTAGAATAGAAGATGCGGATGCGTTGACTAATAATACGGATGTGCCTTTTCGTTTTATCCCTT